CAGCACAGGAACAACAAATGTTGCAGGCACTTGTGTTAATACCAATTGGAATAACACCTCATTTAATACATTATTAGAAAATGGGGGGAGCTTATATGGTCTAGGTTCTGGCAATGCTTTGGATTGCAGCAACCCCTTAAACAACACTGCTTGTTCAGGCTATCAAGCAGCTTTTTTAACTCAACAGTGTGATTTAGATGGATTGTATTCTACTCAATGTCCTAACTATTGGGATGACTTGTTTGATTATGAGTGTGCTTTGGACTCGCAGTATTCGCCAGCTTGTGCTGGATATATGGTCGAAACTTTTGTCCAAGACACTTATTACGAAGAAGACATGTACGGTTATGAAACCTATGAAGAAGACATGTACGGATACATTGACCCTTACGAAGAAGAAATTTATTTTTTTGAAGAAGACCCTGTATATACTGCTGAGCTACAGGGGATAGAGGAGTTTTATGAAGAACTTTATTTTGAAGAAACTTATTACGAAGAAGAACTGTATTACGAAGAAACACTGTATTTTGAAGAAGAATACCTTGAGCCTTTTGTAGAAGAGTTTGATGTACTTCCTGAAGAAACTTTAATTCTGCTGCCTTATGTTGAAGAAGAACCGTATATTGAACAGATATATGAGGAAATATTATTGGTAGAAGAATATTTTGAAACAAGCTACGACCTTCCTGTACTAGAAGATATTTTAGCAGACCATTTCGAGCACGAAGAACACTTAGAAGAATACTTAGAAGAAGAACCGATTGAATTTTTAGAATTTGAAACTATAGAAGAGCTAGAGGAGTGGATTGAAAATGAAGAAACGCTTGAGGAACTTGTTGAAGCTATTGAGGAAGAAGTTCGAGAACTGGAGGATGCGGAGACAGTTGAAGAAGAGAGCCAAGACCGAGAAGAAAATATCGACATTATTGTCGCAGAGAACGAAGATAAAAAAGACAACAAAAAAGCAAAAGAATTAAATATCGTTGCCAGCGTTATACGAGCAGCAAGCAACAGTGTTAGTGGAACAACTGCAGGAACTTCGGCACAAGCGACAGGAACTTCGTCTTCTTCAGGAGGTTCTTACAGTTCCTCGTCTGGTGTATCTACAGGCTCTTCTCAAACCAGTGCTGTAGGTTCTTCTGTTTCGGGAGGCACAATCAGTGTTGATAGCTCCCCTAGTATCTCTGCTCAAGTTGCCAGTTCTGCACAACAAACTCAACAAATATTGTCTATGAGCACAACCTCAGCTGCTTCCTCTGATTCTTCTAATACGTCTATGACAACTTCTTCTATTTCGTCGAGCACAACTGTTTCTTCGAATTCAAGCTCTACATCATCGTCTTCTACAGGTTCCTCCACCATAACTACCAGTGTTTCTATCGAGAGTTCTCCCCAAATAGCACAAGCAGAAACACAAGTTCAAAGCATGCAAGGAGAAATAGAAACAGCGATTACAGGGAATATGGATGCAAGCGAAGCTGATCAGATAGCTGATCAAATTATTGCTCAGAATATTGAAAATCAACAGCAAGAGCTAGAAGAGAAACAGTCTGAAACAGGGGAGTACGCAGACTCAAGTACACTCATAGCGTATATGGGGTATGTTCCAGGATTTAATTCGTACAGCCAAGTGGAAGTTCCACAACCTAGCGTTTGGTATGAACCTGAGTTAATATATACTAATGTTAATATTCCAGACAATAACTCAGCGTTTCGTGGGTTATATGGTGAAAGTTTAACTGGGATGAACGATATAATAAAAATGCAACCTAACTTATAGAGGAATAATATGGATTGGTTTCAAAATAAAACAACGCAACTAATAGCCCTTGCTGGTATTGTCAGCACATTGGCTGGTTTTGGTTATACGGGTGCAACGTATGTTAATCGCATAGAAAATCTTGAATCTAAAATGACACGATATATAAATGAGATTGACGCACTTGCAGATCAAGTTACAGCATTGGACAAAAATGTAGTTGCAGTTGGCGAACAAATTAAGTCATTAAATGTTGAGACACAAGATTTAAGTCCGATTAAAAATGACATTGTTGCAATGCAAACAAGTATTGCAGGGATTAACTCAAGCATTGATTCTATGTATGATGATGTTCAGAGTTTAAAAAACAAAAACGATAACCCATTGGCGAATTGATATGAGTGACGAAGAACATTACCCAAGCAGTAGATTTGGTGGAGACATGTCTCGCAATGAAGTTGAAATGGACTTATCCAAGTTCATGGAGATGCTTCAAGAGAATGCTTCACTTAAAGATCGAATTAGAGAACTTGAAGATAAGAAAAATGATAACCCTTATCAAAAGTTTATATTTGTAGCACAAGCAATAGACAGTTGGAGAATTATACCTAGAGCTTTTTTGGCGGTGTATATGTATCTACTGTATTTCACAACCTTTTGGTTTATGGATTTAACAGACCCTAGCTTTGAACAGTCAGGATTAATCTCAATTGTTGTGGGTGCTGGAGCAGCATGGTTTGGACTCTATACTAATAGCCATAAAAAAACATAATGCCTTTAATTAAAGCACAATTTAACCCTGGGATCAAAAAAGAAGGCACAGCCCTGACTGCTAAAGGTGGTTGGTTCGATGCTAATCTGGTTCGCTTCCGTAAGGGGTTGCCTGAGAAAATAGGTGGATGGACTAAAGACACAAGCAACACTTTTCAATCGACTTGTCGTGCTTTACATTCTTGGGTAGATTTAAACATCACTAAGTTTTTAGGGTTAGGAACGACTTGGAAATACTACATACAGGAAGGTGATAATTTTAATGACGTTACCCCTATACGAGCTACAACGTCTGCTGGTGATGTGACCTTCTCAGCCACCAATGGCGATGCGACTATTACTGTTGCCGATACTTCCCATGGAGCACAACAAAACGACTTTGTAACTTTTAGTGGTGCTGCTACATTAGGGGGACTTATTACTGCTTCTGTTTTAAACCAAGAATATCAAATAGCAACGATTGTAAACACTAACAGCTACACAATAGAGGCTAAAGACACCGATGGCGATACAGTTACAGCGAACGCAAGTGATTCAGGAAACGGTGGGTCAAGTGTGGTTGGCGCTTATCAAATTAACGTAGGTCTCGATGATTATGTTTCTGGTTCAGGTTGGGGAGCGAGTACATGGGGTGACGGTACTTTTGGTTCTGTGAGTGCTTTGTCTGCTAGCAATCAATTAAGGTTGTGGACGCACGATAATTTTGGTGAAGACCTAGTGATGAATGTTCGTGCAGGTGGTATTTACTATTGGGACACCAGTGCTAAAACACTGGGAACAGACAGAGCTGTGGCTTTGAGTGATTTATCAGGGGCTAATGTACCACCGACATTTGGTTTACAGGTTGTAGTTAGTGATATCGATCGGCATGTTTTGGTTTTAGGGGCAGACCCTTTGAATGCTGCTGGTACTGCTCGAACTGGAGCTATCGACCCTATGTTTATTGCTTGGTGCGATCAAGAAAACATTACCGAGTGGCAACCTAAGTCTATCAACACTGCTGGTTCTGCTCGTTTATCTGCTGGTTCTAGTATTGTTGGAGGAATACGAGCAAGACAAGAGATTTTAGTCTGGACAGACACCTCACTGTATTCTATGAAGTTTATAGGACAACCCTTTATCTTTAGTACAAATCTAGTGAATGAAGGGGTTGGATTAATTGGACCGAAAGCTATGGTTAATACTCCAGTCGGTGTGTTCTGGATGGATAAAAAAGGCATATACAATTACGGTGGTCAAGTGAAGCCTATTTCTTGTGACGTACACGATTATGTGTTTGACGATATGAATGAAGGTCAAGCCTATAAGGTTCATGGGTTTTTAAATAAGCGATTTAATGAAGTCGGTTGGTACTACCCTTCAAGCAGTTCCAGTGAGATTGATCGTTATGTTGTGTACAATTATTTAGAAAATGTATGGTCCATTGGTGAAATGAACCGCACTGCATGGCTTGATGAAGGATTAGAAGCATACCCAAGAGCAGCATACACAACTTCTAATGTGGGGTATTTATACCAACAAGAAACAGGGAACGATGACGATGGCTCTCCTATGAGCAATGTATATATAGAGTCAGGCGATTTTGACTTAGGCGAAGCAGGAAACGATATTCAATCGGTTAATGAGATTATACCCGACGTTCAATTTACAGGAACAAATAGCGCATCGTTGATTAACTGTGTGCTAAAAATGAGAAACTATCCTGGAGACAGTTTAACAACGAAATCAACCAGCAATATATCGTCAACGACACAAAAATTAAATGTTCGTGGTCGAGCTAGGCAACTCGTTTTGCGTTTTGAGTCCGACGACGACAATGTAGGTGCTTACACGCTGGGGCTTGGCTTTAGGGTAGGTGCCACTCGTGTTGGGACAAGACAAGATGGGCGTAGATAATGGGTAGTTTGTTACAGACAGGACTACCAATGGCGTATGACGAAGTCGATCCAGAAACATATAATCGACTGGTCAGGGTTCTAGAGCTTAACCTTTCTGCATTTGATCCAGATACGACCAATTCCGTTTTAGCTAGTAAAAGAGATCAAAATGAATATAATAAGGGGGATATCATTTGGAACTTAACCACGTCTGAGTTGCAGGTTTGGGACGGAACTAAATGGTACACGCTATATAGCACAACATCAAACGGTTTATCGGCTATTGGTGCAATCGGCTCACTAACGGTATCTACTAATGGTGCCACAACTATCAATCTATAGAGGTAATATCATGCCAGGAATGACAGCAAGAAGAAACATGATGAGGGGAGACGATAAAAAGTTCCTTCGTCCAGGAGATGAATCTGTTTATAAAATGGGTTCAAAGAAAAAAGGTAAAAAGAAAAGCAAAAGCAAATACTGATGCCTATTTCGGATAGAGACCTAGACATGATGACTAAGCCTTCGGGGGCAGCTGTACCCGACGTGGTACGCCAAGAAATCATAGATGATCGTGGACCAGATTTTAGGTTTACTGAAGAAGAACTGTTTTACTCACCAGAAGATATGGAGCCTGTAGACGACCGTGGACCAAACTTTAGGTTCACCGAAGAAGAATTAAAAGCTCCTGCTGGTATTAATGGAATGAAAGAAAAGGCTTTTGATGGTATTGAAGGCGCACAAGAACTAGTAGCCAATATTCGTGCAGGACTACAGGATCCCGCAAGAGCAATGAGCGAAGGCGCAACAGAAGAAGACGTCGCAATGGCAAAAAGCATGACAGATGCTCAGCTACTGGAGTTTGTTACTGAACTAGGTACTCAAGCAGAAGCAGATGGTATGGGAGAAGAAAGCGCTGAAGATAAAGCTATTCGTTTAGTGACAGGTCAAGAAGGCAGAAGTATGTCTGATAGTGATATGGGCTGGAGAGAACGTCTCAATCAACTCGGTGACCCAAAAGACATTAATTTTGCTCCTACAGGACTAAATGATGGTGGTCCAGCAACAAAAATGATAGGGCTTAATAGCCTAAAGATGCTAAAAGACATGGGGTTAGATCCAAGTCAGATGACCACTCGTCAAATTGAGATCGCTTTGGAAATGATTGAAAGAGGTGTTGTTAAACAAACACCTGTGTCGAAGATGAATTATGGTGGTCCAGCTAAACAATATTACAATCATGGTGGTTTAGCCAGTATGGGGCGCATGGAAGATACGCAGTTGGCTCACGTTGCTCCTGGAGAGCGAATTGTACCTGAATGGGTTTTAGGTAATAAAGGTGAAGAAATGCTCGATGCAGCGTTTATTCGTGCGGGCATTGACCCTCTAGACTACACAGTAGGTAGTGGTCAAAACTCAATTAACCCTATGACAGGAATGCCTGAATACACTTCGTTTTTTAAACGACTGTTTAAAAAGGTTAAAAAACTTGCACCAGTAATCGGGACTCTTGTTGGGTTTAGGTATGGCGGTGCTCAGGGTGCTGGCATAGGTAAAGCGATCGGTGGAGTTATTAAAACGGGTGATCTAGATTTTGGTAAAGCTCTGAGTGATTTCGGTACTGGCTGGACTTTAGGTAATGTAGCTACAGGGTTTGGCTTACAACAAGGTTCAATATTTAAAAAAGGCAATAGAGGGCACACTATCAAACAAGGCGATACAATGCAAAGCATTGCTGACCAGCATGGTGTTACTCGACAAGACATAATTAATGCTAATCCTAATATTGTGGGGAAAGCTGGAAGGGGTGCGATCAGCTTAAACATAGGAGACGAGATAGTAATTCCTGGAGAGGGGATGTGGGGCAATATTGCAACTCCTGGACAAGGAGGTACTGGCGGGTTTATACAGAACATAGGCGCAAGGATGTCTGGCGATAAGGGCATAGACCTAATGGATGAATTTAAAAATCTACCAATGGGTCATAAACTGGCTGTTGGTGCGTTAGGTCTTAATACTTTAGCGCAGACTGGTGCGTTCGATGAAGAAGAAATGGGGCAAACACCTGAATATATCACAGGCGGAATACAAGGGATGGCTGATTATAATGCACAACCACTACGGGTTGCGAACACTTCTCCTTATAAATTCGACCCTTCCATTGGATCGCCTGTTGGTGTGACGCAGTTCAAGCCTATGAAGTCGAGAAACAAATCACTTAGGCAGGTGTTATCAGAATTAAAAGATCAGGACCTCAGAACACCTTTCCCAACTTTTACTTAAATGGCTCTCAGACCAATAATCAATAGCCCGTATCTCTCTTACGACCCAGACCCCTACAACATGGGTGGGTTGAACAGCTTAAACACTCCAATGACTGCTGTTTCTATCCCAGGAACTAACTTAAATAATATCCCAGCAACTAACTTAAACAATTTTGTTGCTGAACAGGAACAGTACACAGATTCAGGAGACGACCAAGAATATTCAAATCCTGCTGGGGGAGACACACCTTGGGGAACTTCTTCTAATTTAGGTAATTTTGGTCCAGGAGGAAACCGAATAGCTGGGCAACACACTCGATCAAGAAGATTTGGCACAGTTCCAGGGCAACAGTACGTTACTAGTGGGGACGTGCAAGTTACTAAAGCCCAAAGAAGAGACGCGAGAACGCTTAGAAGAGAAGTTGGGCTTAGTGGCGGTGATGTTTTTATAGGCTCAGACGGAACTGTGTGGAAAGTTAATGACAGCGGTATGGGCGTCACTGCTATTGGTGTTAGTATGGATGAAGTACATTGGGAAGAAGGGGATAGAGTTTACGATGCAGAAGCAGGCGCTTTTAGAATTTACTCTCCAGGAGACGACGACACAGGAGATGTTTGGATTTGGGAAACAGAAGAGGAAGACGAAGGAACATCGATTCCAATCGGCTCTATAATAGACATTATTACAACCCCTACGCCTACACCGACTCCTACCCCTACGCCTACACCGACTCCTACACCGACTCCTACGCCTACACCGACTCCTACCCCTACGCCTACACCGACTCCTACACCGACTCCTACGCCTACCCCTACGCCTACACCAACCCCTACACCAACCCCTACG